GGACGCAGAGGACAAGTCCACTGTCGCGCGGTCACCCGTACGTGAAGCTTCTAGAGCAGCATCCCGTGAGGGAGTCTGGTCCGTGAAGTCCACGCAAGTGCGTAAAGCTTCAGGCATGTTCTGCCTGATCCACGCCATCAGTCCTTGTTGAATGAACTGGTGGGCAGTGGGCTCGGACGCAATGAGTCTCGGTCCTTTGAAGGTCTTCGGCACAGCCAAAAGCTTAGCCGGGGGTTCCTTCTCGGAAACTACGCCATCAAAGTCGGCGTAGAAGAGATACTCGTTGGCACAAGCAAATTGAGGAGACGGAAACAGTCCCCCAAGCTTGGTTGGCCAGTTTGGGAAGCTATACTTATCGCTTCCCGAACGCACGTCCGAAACAGCTCCCGGGCCATGTTTCGGCACCACTCCTGAGTGGAGCAGCTGAACACCGGGGACAAGACGTCCGAAGACCAGGTCGAGTATCCTCCAGTAGTCTCGATGTAATCCATAGGCGGATAAATCTCCGTCATAGGATCGATCGAAGGAGGAATCACCTGCAATCCAAACATCATGGTCCCAAGTACCACAAGGAGAGCGCATGCTCTCCTCAATAGCAATGTAGTCTTTGACTGCATTACTGACCCCCTCCTTTGGGCATTCGAAGTTTGCCTTCTTATATAGGAGCAGAAGTTGACGCGTTGCCGCGACAACTTCGACGGGTGTGGTAGTATCTAGGGTGCCGAAACCATCGAAGGTATGCTGAAGCAAGGATCGAAAGATCCACGAGTCCTCGAAAGAGGATACATCAAGCTTACCAAAGGCTGCAGGGATCTTCTGGAAATCCAGATAACCTCTGCTAAGGGCGTTGTCGTAGACAGCCCCTAATGCCGGGAGATCAAGAAGCAGAATCTGCTTCCAACCTCTCGTCACAGCCCTCTTTTCCACCTCGCGGCGGAAAAGGTCGATGGTGCAATCCAAGCCTTGATCCCACTTTCTCACATCAGATATAACGTGATTGAGTGGCTCGAGCGCCTGGATGCTGGTTATGTCAGCCATTTGAGGCTCCTGTTTGGAGGCTCGGCTTGATACTCCTAGGCCATCTAGATGACGACCGTGTACCTGCTTAGCTCATCCGCCCGATAATCTGGGTGAGGAAAGCGTCAGACAGGAGACCCACCAGTGCCTTACTCGCTCGAAGCGAGTCCGTCGCGTTCTGAGCGCCATCGAAAGTCTTGATGACGACCCAGGGCGAAACACTCTTCTGGTACACGTTGTTGGCGTCGAAGTATTCGACGGTCAACTTGACGAGATGACTCTCGCCGACCCCACCTTGCGGGGGGATCGTGTGCTTGACATCGAGTGTGAACTTACCAGCCGAAGATTCGGCGAAGTAGGTCGACGAGAAGTTCTGTTCCCGAATCTTATTCAGGGTGACAGCAACGGCATTGTAGGTGATGGACAGAGTATCGGCCAGCATCGAGGTTTTCCTTCTTGAGCCCCGGCACTATGCCGAGGCGGGATTGCACGTCGTTAGACGTTCTGGCCAGGCCGCGAATGCGGCCTGGGTCGACTCTAGACTTTGACATCTAGAAGGCTCCAGAAACTTCTGGAGGGGTCGCCCGACCCGGCATCACAGCCGGAGAGAGCGTAGCTTTCGAGACGTCAATAGCGAACCAAGGATGGGCAACCGATCAGTTATCGGATTAATAGCCCAAGTGATCCGCGCATGAGGGTCACTTCTGACGTACCTGGCACGAGTCTTACGACTAAACGAACCAGGTGTATAGGATCCTGCAGCACTCGCACTGGTGGTGACACCTTGCGAGTCGATGGTCTCATCTGCCTTTTCCATAAAGCAGATGGTGGCAGGTTTAAATCTGCCAATGCCTTCGGTAGCTTCGAGATACGAACTAACGTTCACGAAGTAATCTATGGCAAAAGACCACGGGACGGCGTTCCACAGCATTGAGGCCGGCTGGCGTAAGCCAAGCGCCCTTTTATACTGATCGAACGCACCGTCCAGAGGGAAGGCAGGGATGTCGGTTTCCGGCTCCCAAATAGCACACCACCACACTTTTCTTGTGTGAGTGACGTAGCACCAACTCTCTGTGACGCCTACCGCGCCGGTAGAAGTACCGTAGCGGGTTACGCCGTCTACATCCAGGATGGTTCCTCGCTTCCGTTTCGTTTTCATCATCTTTTGAAAACGACGCTGTTGCTCCTCAATCTCGAATGCTAAGTTAATTAGCGTTCCGAGGTCTTGGAGAAGAGGCTTCCACCCGAACTGCCAGGCAAGATGTGCC